CCACCAGGATAACATCCTAAGTCATATCATCCTTTTGAATGATATGAGAACCTACTTTTGATCCCTCTTTTAAGGAGATCGTCAGTCGGAAGGATCACCTTAGCGCCACAGACCTTTTTCATAAGGCCTATGACACTATGGAGATCCGACGGTACCAACTCAGGTAATTCAAACCATGGGTTATTCATAACCACAGACATAAGGAGGTCCACCCTAGAAACCTGATCACCAGCGCCAGACCGATGTTTGACAGCAAAGTAATAAGTTGACAGACAAGGGAACCTAAGAATTAGATCCTTAGCAGTAGTGTGCCGATCAGCAAAAATAATCGCTGAACATGCAGCAGAATGAGCCCACAGATAGTCACTCCTCTCGATTTCAGAATCGGTGAGGTGAGTAGCATGACGTGGCAATCCCATTTCTTCATCATATCCCATGGATACGGAAGGAACAACGGGGTAACCATCTAAACCGTTCATGACAACGTGACTGAAGGTCACAGGGCGAGGAAGTTCCGACTTCATCCTTTGAAGTTGAACAAAAGCTTGATGGTTTATATTGCTCCTTATTTGAAAGGTCTTCTCAGCGTCAAATAACGTTGGAAATGACATATCTAGATTGAGTATCTGAATCCATTCGGGTCTAGTTCGGACGAATCCTTTATCAAACCCTTGTGAAACCGATAAGAGAAGAAAGGTCTTCTCAACGACATCCATATCAAACATGATTTGGTCATCAAATCTGACAAGGCCATAAGGCCAAAAGGATGTTGAGATTTTGTCTAAAAGGGTAACAACCCAATGTTGACAAACCAGAGATAGGTCATACCTGTCATCTGAAGCCTTAGATAAAAGGTTCTTCAAGGATAACGGACGGAATTTTCCAACTCGGAATTTCCCAAGTACTTTGTCGACCCAATACCCAGCAAACTCAGCAATGTTTTTGCTAGATATCGATTTGTCAACAGACACAGGTACCTGTAAATCAGAAAGGAGGGACAAGAAAGCTCGAGCCACATTGTCATTTGATATGACAACGTCATCGCCGAGAACCACATAACAATCCTCATTAACGGCAAGGGACTGACATATACCTTGGATCAACACATGCATACATGTTGCAAAAACAACAAATGATGGTTTAGTACCCAAAGGTTGACCAGTTTTCCAAACCAATTTCGTTTTCCCTGGGAAACCTAAACGTTCCATCTGACGACAAATGTCATCAGATAGGTTCCAGACTCCTCGGGATACGTGGGTAAACAACATAATATCTTCAGCTGGCACACCATGATAGTGCATCATTGCATGAAGAGCCCACAACGGAAAGTTATCAGTTGCGCTTTGAAGGTCAATGGAATGAAGAGTCTTACCTTGTGTAAGCCACTTGT